TGTTGCCATGGTAGTCGGTTATGACAAAGGTTCCAGCGACTGAGGTCCCGCTTTGCGCCTTGATTTGAATGTCAAGGTATCGATATCCAGACATTCCATCGTATGGTGCAAAGAGTCGGTCGTTACCTGTTCCGGCAATGCTTCGTGTTGTGGCATATGCCAATGACCAGCCATTGAAGCGGAAGCCACGGAACATGCATCTGGTCTCGCTTGATGCTTCACCGACAGCTGTAAGTGACGCACTTGTGATGGCACAGGATATGCTGGCCGGAACATCATCGAGCGCCGTTGTCAGCGTGTTTGAACCGTAGTCCGGATCTGTCAGGACTGTCGTGGTCGAATAGTCTACAAAGGTATCGGACCCTGACATCGAGCCGGTTCCAGTAATTGTCCTGGATGAACCGTCGAATCCTGTGACCACGACACTCAGTGAGTCTGGGTACGATGCGGACCACGCTCGTGTTCGGCCAATGACAGCGACGTTACGGTCCAAGCAGCTCGATGTGCTAATGGTTGCGCTCGCAGTTGCAACGATGCCGAATGCGTCTGTTGTTCCCAGAACACTGAGACTCCACTCCGTGGCGCTTTGTGCGTGGAATGTGTGAGCGTGTGCGATGTCATGAACTGCAACCGTGTTCACCTTCACCAAAGAAACAGCGAAGTCATGCCGAACATCACCACTTGAGAATCCATCAGCGGTAAGGATAGCCGTGTAGTCTGCCGTGCGCCTCGATGTAGCGGCGGCTGACACGCTTATACTTCCACCATTCGCGGTGATACTACATGCAGCGGTGGCGCCACTCGTGGTCATCTCATACCAGCGGTACGCGGTCTGCGGCGGAAAGACCGTCGGTGCGACAGATGAACTGTACGCAGTCTCCGTCACAGCCCACAGTTTGTCTGTCGACACCGATGCGGTAAACGTTCCAGAAACAGTGACACTCACATCCTTGTATGACGTGGCGCCTGTCTCGGTTCCAGATGCCAGCACGACATATCCGCTGTTAGTTGACCCGTGGCCATTGTTCACCGACAGATTCGCACGAAGCTCCCATGTCCACGTCGCACCGGGTGATGGCGCATTGACTGTCGAGACAATCGCCAGTGAACCGAGAAATCCTAGATGTCCGCCGAAGGTGAAGTTCGTGAAGTGTGTGTCGTAGTCAGGTTCAAGCGGTTGCAGTGCGAACGGATTCCAGATGCGTTCAGTAACGTTCTGTGTATGCGACATCGTGAGCGTCGATGTTCGTGTGCCATCGATGTACGCCACTATTCACCACCATCGTTGAGGTATAGACCACGGTAAACAGCTCGTCTGAACTGTTTGACACCAGCTTCGACCACGAATTCTATAGTCGGTATTGCAATAATGCGGTAGACACCCTTGATGGTCACACCGTCAGGTTGCATGATGGTCACCACGTCACGCACCCATAGAGGTCGATTCGTCGCTGAGAGGACGAGAAAGTCACTCTCCCACTCTATGAGGATGCGACCAGTCATCAATCTGTCCTTAAGTGCAAACATCGCCTGTTGTGCCACAGCGGTAGAAGTTATGCTCGGATCACTCAGGATGTATGGCACAGGACGACCACGCCAGTTGTATGGTCTGTCTGCTGGAGCCGTGTCTGCAGTCTGACTCGCCGAATCGAACTCATACGAATAGATGAGGTCACCATTGCGAGGGTCCTGACCGATGACAGTAATTTGGTTACACTCAGGAGACTCGTAGTGTGCTGTCATCTTCCTGACCACACGTTTGTTCTGTAGCGCGGAACAGGTCGGGAACAGGTCACGGGAACAACTGAATGGCCTACAAAAGCCCTGTCGGACGGTATAGTTTTGCGTTCCTCGGACCCTTATCAAAAGCCACGATTCGGCTGGCTTCAAGGTCCGCAAGTGTAGCTGCAACGACTGATTTTCGACTGCCACAAAGTTCGACCAGACGTGTCTGTGAAATGCCTGGTTCAGCACTGATCAATTCAATGAGCTTCGCCCGAATCTCTTGTGTGATGACTTCACTTCGTGCGCCGGCATCAAGCGTCCTGACCTTCGTCAAGCCATCCTCATCCCTGATTTCAAACGTGACATCGATGGCATCATCATCGCTGATTAGACGACCCTTCGTGACGTACATGCGGTACAGCCCGTTCGATTGCTTCTCGACGCTGTAAGCCATGTCAGCAGCTGCGACAATCTCCGCAGCACCTCGCATGCCTTCGTGCTTGACTGTCGAGTCAGTGCCACCTTTGCGGTTGTGGTGAGCAATCAGGACAGTGATTCCGACATCGAGCAACTTCTTGAACGCGTCGTAGAGTTTACTCATCTGGGAGTTATCATTCTCATCCATGCCATGGATGCGAACCAGCGAGTCAATCATCACCAGACCAACACCTGTGGCCTGACAGTGCTTCACAACCCGTTCGACGTCGAGCGTATTGTCGAACCTGATGCCGACTCGGTTAAGATAGCCCATTCCCTCAGCCGAGCGCATTCCGAGCTTCCTGAGCCGTTGTAGGACCTTCTGGACGCCCATCTCCTCATCGATGTACAAGACTCGCGTCTGTGGAATCTCGAACTCGTTAAGCCATGAGCCGCCAAAGCAACAGGCGCGAATGAGATCGCAGATGACCCACGTCTTGCCACTCCCGGGTGGAGATGACAGATAGTGCAGACCACCAGTCGACAGGACGTTCGGAATCAGCCAGGACTGTTCGCCGAGTTTCGCCTCCTCGGTCTCCATTCGTGTCCAGTCCCACACTTCCCATGGTGCGACTGTCTGTCCCCCTGGAAGGTCATCCGGCACTGAACCTGCTGCCCATTGCGACCAGAAGCGTCCAACGGTCTCGAGGATGACTTCACGCTCGAGTGGAGGATCACAGTAAGTGTCACTCCACCACACCGCTTGCAGCTGTGCGACATCGATGCTGTAGCGCTTCGCACGGAAGAATCCGAGGAGCGTGACCAGAGCATTGTTTCGGCCACCGAAGGCGCCTCCTGATGCAGGATGCGGTTGCCACAGTTTGTCCCAGTGATGCTCGCCATGCGCGATGATGCGAGCATGAGTTTCCATGTCTCCGGCCACCATAAGCCGGAGATCGTCCAGTGAAAGTTCGTCCATTCCTATCCCTTCAAACTGTTAGGTCCTGCGTGTCCAGCGCAGTGGTTACCAATATACGACACTCCTCGGCATGTGCGACCATCCCCATGGTCCGCATCTGCTCGATGCCGATGATGGCATGATTGAAACAATACAGCAGGTATCGACCATGCTTGTATTGTCCGATGTCCCAGTTTCCACGCTCGCGTGTCGGAAGGTCTCCCGCTTTGGCTGATATCAAAAGTCGAGACCACTCATCACCCCATGGATGTATGGATGTCGTCTCCTTGACGATTCTGGAGGCTTCTGGCGGGTACTTCGCGAGTTCGACCAACCGAGGCAGTTCTCGGTTTTTATGATTTAGAGTTCCAGGAACTCGTAATATTCGACTCGGGTTTTTGCACTTGATGTCTGCGGATGGACTGAGCGACAACATCCATCGCTCGAGCAGCTGTACGAACTCGCGTTGCTCGGTTGGCTTAGTCCCAATGCCAGCCACTTTGAGTCTTCGGTAGCAGTGGAGACCCTTCCCCGAGCGTACCGCGACTGTAACCTTATCAAGCGTTGCAGTCTCATCCAGACCAGTAAGGTCATCAATATCGCACCACACCACACCAGCAGTATGAACATCGGTGTCCCTGCCTCCTTTGCGCCAGCGTGGCAACACGCCAACGTAGACGTCATTTCCTTCATCACTCCACTGGACGCATGCCTCAGCGAGTCCAGTCCAATCATCTTCCGTCCTTGGAAGCTCGTAGAATCGCATCTGATTTCGTCCTTGATTCAAGCATCGAATCTCGACGAAGCCATCTGGATATGGCTCAAACAGCCATGACAGAAATGTCACGGCCTGTGAAACCCTGTTCATTTTTACCCCTTATAATCCCTGCATGTCCAAGCAGGTCCCGACACATTACCGCACTCGCAACGTTCAACCCATCGAGATAATCGATGCGTATGGCCTCGACTTCAAGCGTGGCAATGCTCTCAAATACCTTCTGCGAGCAGGTTCTAAACCTGGAGAAGATAAAGCAGACGACCTACGAAAAGCCATCTGGTATCTAGTCTGTGAGATGCACAGCATCGAGCTGGCTGACCAGATCAATGAAATACTCTTAGTTGATGCCACTGGTGATGCCTAAGTACTTGCATGTCGCTTCGACTGCTTCCTCCCAGGAATAAGCAGTGAACCAAAGGTAAGCATCACCAACAGACTCACGAAACGCGATCTGTCCTGGCGTGAGTTTGTTTTTACCTGCCTTCATCTCAATCCACATCCCGCAGTGTTGACCCATCTGTACCGGAATAAAGATGTCCCAGACGCCAGCCTTGAGGCCTTCAGACTTTAGTCGACCGGCAGTCGCCTTGCTCCTATAGCCACCGTTTGGAATGGCGAAGATTGTATCTAGGCGTGGATGTCTTCCGCCCATGACGCGCGTCCAATTGAAATACGCGATCTGGTGTTCTGATTCTGTCATAACTCCATCCTCTCAAAAATCTGCGCCAGGATATCGGCGCCGGCATTGACGCGCAGTTTCGCAATTGCGCGTACTTGTATTTGTCTGATGCGTTCGCGGCTGTACCCGATCAGCAGACCGACATCTTCGAGCGAGCGACCATCGCAGAGACCGTCAAAGCCAAACCTCAGCCGAAGACATGCGACCTCACGGTCTGTGAGTATCGCCATCATGCTTCGCAGCTGTGCGTAGAGTTCTTCCTTGTCAAGCGTGTCCTGGACAGGCTTGTCAGTTGAAGGAATGAAGTCGTACTTGCTTTGCCCATAGGCATTGATTTCGTCAAAGCTTGACACAATCTTCGTGTCGTGTCGAAGAATCTCCGCCAAGTATTCGACGTCG